TAAAGCTCCAGATGTTCCAGATAAAGCGGTGACAGCCATGATTCTTAAAAAGAATTGTATATCCTATACATTAGCGTGTTTTTTGCAATTTGTTTAGCTTATAACTGTAGCAATATAAGAAGTTTCTATCCTACCTTCAAATAAAGGGGGATCTTCTGTAGTAGAAAATGTTGGTCCATCAATATCTCCTGTTCTAAAAAATACTCCAGAATTTGTTTTTGCAGTGTCATTTAATGTTTCTAATACACCTACGGCAGTAGTAATTAATGTTTGATTTCTTGCAGGTCCTTTACCTTTTTCACAATAAACACGAATGATAATGGCTCCCCGTGCATGATCAACACTAGAACTTAAAGTTACCTCATTTGTAATTCCAAAGGTAAGATTTACTGTGACATATTCTGTAACACTTCCTAAAGGTGCAGCCGTAATATTATCAAAAAATACTGGTACGGCAGGAGATAAATTTGCAAAAGCAGTAAGAATAGGATTTTCTAAAGCTGCTCTAATTCCTTGATAATTCATTTTTTAGCTTTAAACCCCATTTTTAAACCTTTTCCAAGGCTTTTTTTAAATTCACCACCTCTTAAGTATTTAGAATACCAATCTAAGGGTGCAGTAATTCTTGCCTTTCCATCACCACTAGAAATGTCCCCTCTAAAAGTTGTTGTAGTTATATCTCTTTTTCCTGTTTTTACAACTTTTCCTTTTGGATTTGGTTGATCTTTTGGAATAAAAAATCTACCAGGTTCTAAATCTAGTGCATACTTGGCCCATTTAGATGTGTTTGTAATCTCTATTTTTTTTACTTGTTCTTTCTGTTTTAAAGACAGTTGTGGCACGTTACTTAAAGTATATGGATAAGAACCATTAGTAGCTACACTTCCTACTTTTTGTCTTGACACTGCAATCCAACTATCTCTAAACTCACCAGACCAAACAGGTCCTTTTCTACCCAAATCATTCATAACTTGCACCGCAGCATTTCTAACCCCATCATTTAATGCTGCCATAACATCATCTGTCAAAAGACCTAAACGAACATCTCTTTTTCTTGTTCCAAAAAATCTTCTGGTTCCAGAATATTTTGGATTATACTCAGCAGCCATTATTGAATCCTCACTGATAAAGAATGATATACAGGTTTATCACCTCTATATGTTCTAACTGATATTATCTTACCTTCTACTGTAGAACCTGCTCGTGGATATTGAATACGATCTGCTTGAGTAGGATAATAATCTCCTAGTTCTGAAGCACCAATTAATACTGTTACATTTGTTCCCTGCAATACACCATCAGTTTCACTTGAATTTACCTGTGAAATAACACCTTTTATAGTTACATTTGTATCAGATCCTGTTACAGCACCAGTTGTAGGATTATATGTACGAGGTGTTGTTGTTTTTACATAAGTTATATCTTGACCAAATTGTGATAATACTTGTGCTGGTATCGAACCAAAAATGTCATCTATTGCTGCCATACTATCCTCTCATTACTCTTACCTGATAACTACCACTACCACCAGAACAATATGCACCAAGAAAACTTTGTAACCAAGGATATACGTCAAAAATATTATTTACGGTTCCTGTGCTTTGTGATCTTTCATTATATTTAACTTCTAAATCACCAATCTTCACCTCTGCTGGAACACCTGCTGTACCTGTATTACCGGTAATTGCATCAGTATCATTTGCCAAGGCTCTAGCCAGTTCATACTGTGCATATTTAATATTTAACGGAATAGTTGAACAACTTAATTCAACTCTATCTACCTGATAATTTGTTCTAGGAAATTTAAGTGCTTGATCTTCGTCACATCTATCTCCATAAAAAACTAAATTATCTATTTCTCTAGTAGCTGATATTAATGCTCTGTTTTTTTGATCGTCTGTTTTATTTGTCCAGGTGCTTGAATCAGGCACAGTTTCAAAGTAACTATTAGCTTCTGCCAATGTGACATAGCTATTTGCAGTTTCACTTTTTATAGTTGCATTTATGGTAGCTGCCACGATT